TCGCGGGTCGAAGATCGCCGCCCACGCTCGGGCTCGTGGGGCGGGCTGCCCGAAACAGGTCCATTGCATCGGTCATGGGCCTATGCTACCGACCTCTGTTGCCCGCGCTGGCCTGGCGGCGCCCCGCCAGGACGCCCGCCACGACTGGTAGGCGCGTGCGGCTGGGTGCCCTTGGCCATCTGGTCGCCCGCCGAGGACGCCTGCGCTGGCGGCTTCGGCAGTCCCGGTGGCTGCTGGGTGCCGCCCTGCGGCGCCATGGGGCTTCGCTGGGGCTGCTGCTGTTCGAGCAACTTCTGTGACAGTGCTATGAACCTTTCGGATTCTTCTCCAAACCAGTTCTTTACACGCTCCAGACCCACCTGCTCTATAACGAACGGCAGCGCATCCACGGCTTCCCGCACGAGTTCGTCGATCCACTCCTGTGGATTATCGGTGGCCCCACTGAGTTCAATGGAGGTCCGGTGAGGCATCCACTTGTTCGCTTGCAGCGACTGAAGGGCCTTCCATTGTTCGAGTATCGCTGGGTCGAGTCGCCTACCCAGGCTGACCTCCCAACCATCCCAATATCCGTCCACATCTTCCGGCCTGATGGAGATTTCTCCCAGGTCTTCACCATTTCGGTCCTTGCCAGGGACTGGCAGGGTGAGTCTGTCCTGCAGGCAGACCTCCAGTTCCATGGCTGCAAGCTCCAGCGCACGGGTGATCGCGCGCACCAGACTGTCCTTGGCACTTTCGATCTTGAGTGTGCGCATCGACTGGATCGCCCAGAGTTGCTGCGCCGAACGAGTACCCTCCGCGCTTCGGGGGCCTTGCGCCACGCCGTTGCGCTGGATGTACTGGTCGATCACGCTTGTCGTCTGGAGCAGTTCGTCGGGTACGGGCTGACCCTCCAGCATCTGCAGGTACTCACCGATGCGCTGGTCAATGGGGATGTACTGCCCGGGTCTAATCTGGAGTTCGCGCCCGTCTTTCGTCCAACCCAGATACGTCCGCCAGGCGTTGATGGCCAGCATCCAGACCTGCATGGTGAGCACGTTTGACTCGATGGGATACAGCCCCTGGGCGTTGGTCAGCATGCCCCGGTAGCGGCGCTCCATGTCCTCGAAGGTGAGTTCGCGGAACGGGGCAATGACGTACGGCATCTCGGGGTAGCCGTGCTCGGCCACGCCGCGATACGGCCCCGTGCCGCCCACGTCGAACAGCGGCACGTCGTTGAGGATCAAGCAGCGGTAGCGCCCGATCCACACGTCGTCGACCCACACCAGTTCGTCGGGCATCAGGTTCCGGACGGCGTATGCTGTATCGGGGTAGCGGTCGAAGGCGTGCAGCGCTTCGGTTTTGCTTGTCTGATAGTGCTCGACGACCACGAGCAGTTCGCCATCGTCTGCCTCGCGCCAGCGAACGACCCGTGGGTCACGTCGCTGAAACACGATGGGGTTCTTGCGACGGTGGCGAACCTCCCAGACCTCCTCTGGATCAGCGTCCTCCCAGGCTTCGACCCTGCTTTCGTACGCCTCGTCGTCCTCGCCCTCATCCTGCACGGGCGCGTTGCCCCTGATTTCCAGGCCTTCTGGCTTGTTGGGCCAGAGCGTACGGTCGACCATGATCCTGAACACGCCCACGCGGCGGATAACCATGTCAGTCGGGATCTGCCGCAGCACGTCCTTCTGCTTGCGCCAGTTGTGCAGCAGGGCCTTGCCGAAGCGCGTTAGCTTATCGGCCTGATTACGGTACTTCTGGCGTGCCCGCGCGGGTCGGACACGCACGGATATATCTGGAGGAACCAGCGAGTCGATGGCTGCATCCGCGTCAGCCGGAGCCGAGCCAGTCTTGACTGCAAGGCGTCCTCCAGGGCTCTCGACATCGAAGGACTGGAAGTACAGGTCCTCCTCGTCCTCCATAGCCTCATCGAGTTCGCCCCACTCTGATACCAGGTGGTCACGCCAGTAGATCACTTCCTCGTACGTGGGCTTGTCGTCGATCTCGTCGCGGTACGGGCTGGAGGCCTGCAGGTCCATCTCGGTCATTTCTTGCCTGCCACTTCGAGATACGACGTTGGCTCGTACTCACTGCTCTGATGAAAGCCTCGGATGTGGTCCATAAATGCCCGGGACCGTGATACGGGCATCCGGGCCAGCACCTCGGGAGGAGTTCTGGGTTGGACAACGTCGGGCTCCTCATCTTCCAATGGCTCTATATGAGTTTCCAGGTAGCTATAGCTATTCGACTCGGGCTCACCCTCGAAGCGTTTCTTGACCCAGATGTAGTAACCCCAGGCGTCCATGCTGTGATTCATCCAGTCACGCGGCTTCTCCTGGTAATTCATATTCAGCCGGCGTCGCTTTGGGTAAGTGTACGTCTTGAACTCATTGATGGTTGCCGTACAGTGACGGTCCACGCGCAGACGGGCACAGCTTCTGAGGTACTGCAGCACCTCTCCGAACAGGTGCTCGTCGTTCAGGCTCTCCTCGACTTCGATGGTCAGCGCCCGCTGCTCCTCGTCGGTGAGTCTATCGTCGCTGTCTGGCTCACGGCCCATACGCTCAAGGACCAGATTTACGCGGTTGCGGTAGAACCGATAGAAGCGGACGGGATCCCGGATCTGATTGCGCATGAAGGGGATGCGTTCCCAGACCTGCGGCTTGTGGTCGACGATGTAGGCAGGAAACCCCATGCGCTGCCAGCGGCGCATCTCCTCGGGCTGAGCACTATCGACGATCATGTCCGACACGCCTTCCACCTGCCACTGCGGCAGCAGATCGCCTTCGGACGATACCTGCCTGGCCTTGAGCCAGGGGCGGCTCGCCAGGATCTCACCCATTTCCTCCGTCGAACGATGAGTCTCGTAGATCTCATCGAATATGACCGTTACGTCGGTATATTCCTGGACAGCCAGGATAGCGTAGGCGTTTGAGCCCCCCGACGGATCCACGGTCAGGATGACCGGCAGGTCGGGGTTATACTCCACGTCGGTCACATGCACCTTTTCCTTGAACTCGGGGAAGACGCGCTCGCGTGCGCTGGCGGGGATGCCCCCGAACTGCTCCAGAAATTCGTGGGGCTCCATCTCCTTGGCAGCCTGTACGAGAGCAGGTGTCTGCCGGCCCTGTGGGAAGGCGTAGAAGTTGATGTCATAGCTGGCGTCCTGGAACATCTCCCAGGCTGCATCCGTCCCGTGGGCGACCATGTCAGCCCTGGCGTCGATTGCCTTCTGGTGAAAGAAGTCGCCCTCTCCCTCCCAGGAGGAGATGAGCAGGGCCTGCCCATTACGATCTGTCAGCGGCGGCAGGATGGCCCTGGCCCACGCCTCGGGCAGCACCTGGGCAGCCTCGTCGATGATGGCCAGGTCGATGGCTGCGCCTGCGGCAGACCAGATGTTTTCCAGGGACATGCCCTCAAGGCGCGCACCGTTCTCCAGAATACACAGCTTCTCCTGAGTCGTGTCGCGGACGGTTCGGGTCTTGAGGCCAGCATCCCGGACAACTTCCATGACCTTGTCGAACGCGCGGCTGACCAGTTTCATCGTCGGCGCGGCTAGCCAGATCCAGGAGCGCGGGCGGAGCTTGGCCACACCGATAGCCTCCATGGCAGCTTCGGTGGTCTTGCCGCCACGGCGACCCCACGCCGCGATCCTGAACCTTGCCTGACTGCGCGCCAGCGCCTGCTGGCCCGTCCAGTGGCCAGGCACGCCAATGTTGAACCAGGTCTCGGTCTCGGCCTGCAGGGCGTGATACTTGCGCAGGCGCTGATCGGGGTACTCGATGGCGCGCACGAACCTGACGCGGCGCAGCAGGTCACGCTGGCCGTCCTCGTCCTCGGGCACGTACAGCCCGTGCGGGCGCCAGTTGAGTTGCCTGAACGCCTCCAGCCGCTCCTCGGGGGTGACGGGGCGGAAGGGCACCACGCGCGCGGCGGCGCGGTCCTCCCAGGCCTGCAGCCAGTTGGAGCTATCACCCCTGGCGAACTTCGAGAAGTCCAGGCCCGCGAGGCCTGGCACAGTGGTTGAGGTGACTAGCAGGCCCCCTTGCCGCCGTGATGCTTGGGGTTGGACACCTTGCCGTGCGAGGACGCCTTGACGTTGGAGTTGGGCTTGCCCTTGCGGCCCCCGCTAGAGGACCCGGTGCGCTTGATGGGTGCGGCCATTACTTGCTCGCTTTCTTTCGGGTGGACTTCTTGGGCGCCTGCTTGGCGATGCCGCCGCGCTGGCCAGCCGCCATCTCGGGCGGCAGGCGCGTGCGACCGCCGCGCGGCGTCGTCCCGCCCAGGGCGCCTCTGGACGGCTTGCGCACAGGTGGGGGTGGCAGGTTCAACGCGCCGCCTGGCTTCTTCTTCAGGCTGAGCATCTGCATGTCGGGGCTAGGGGTCGCTGCTGCTCGTGGCATCTAGTTCATCTCCATCCCAGGTGTGCCAGGGGAACAGCCACCAGGCCCTGAGACACTTCCAACACTCAATACTTGTCGGTTCTTTTCGACGCTGGCACACCGGTGGCTGCCTTGATGACCGGGATGGTGCGCCCCGCGCTGCCGCCTTTACTTCCCCTGCTACTTCGTTTGTTTGGCTTTTTTGCCACTGCGATGCACTCCCTTCTTGTGGCCCTTGGCCAGGGCCGCGTTGCTGATGGCCGCCGCCGAGGCCTTGCCCAGGCCTGGGTGGTCGCGGCGGATAGCCTCGTAAGTGGCGGGGTTCTTGATGTTGCCGCCCTTGCCGGGCGGAGCACCGACCTTCTTACCCGACCTGGTGAACGGCATCAAAGCGCCCCCGTTCGGTAGAGGATGTACACGGCGGTGCAAATAATGAACAGGCCGACGAGCACGTACACAGCACAGGTGATGGGGCTCGGCGGGTCGGCCTGGGGGTACTCTGCGTAGGGGTGGCGAGGTCGCTCAAGCGGCACGCGCGCATTAGACCAGCCACACCACCGAGAACCCACCCAGACTTTGGAACTGTTGACGGCTCAGGGTGTCCCATACCCCCTTGTAGCCAGGCGCGGAGTTGGCAATCCACAGGTTGTCGCCTTGCACGCCGCGCAGCGCCACCCAGTGATACCAGGCCGCACCCGACATCTGACCCGTCGTTTCCAGGGCTTTGGCGTAGACCGTGTCGAAGTCGAGCCAGGCCTGCTCAGTCGCCTGTCCGTAGTCGGAGTAGACCTTACGCAGGGCTGGCCCCGAGGCGTCGCACAAGCCCAGGCTGGAGGAGATGCCGCAGCCAGACGCACAGGTGGGGCAGTAACCGATCTCAGCGATCTCGCTGGCCTCGCTGGCGGACGGGTTGAGGCCCGTAGCGCGCAGCACCCAGGCGAGGGCACATGCGCTGCATGACCAACTCGCGTCCTGGGCTGGCATGCTGGTCCATGGGTTCCACGTTATTCCCTCGCTCGGGGGAGCCGCGACTTCAAAAGGGCGTGCGCTTGGTCGAGTTGTCCTTCTCGTAGTAGAAGTAGATGGCGTCCCGGGCAAACGTACGCGAGATCTTGTTGCCCTCGTCGAGGACCACGTACTGCTCGTCGGAGCGCGTGTCGTCGTTGTTGGCGTCGATGGCAGCCTGCACGCCAGGCCCAACGTTGAAGTTACCGTCGTTGCTCATGTCGTTGTGTAGGTCACCTCTCCGTACTGGCGCACGCCGCTCTGGGGGATGCCGCCGACGACCACGATGCTTGGGATGTTGGCGTAGGCGTTGACGTAATACTGCGTCTTGCGCTTGAGCCCGGTGATACGGTAGTTGAACGTGGCGCCCGCCGTGGTCCAGATGGGCACCACCATGCGGCCCGTGTACGCGCCAGGCCGCTCGCCCCAGACAACGGTGATGTAGCCGTTGTAATTGATCTTGCCACTGCCCGCGATGGCGGTCGGGTCGGCATCGGGTCCCGCGCTGAAGCTGTTCCACGCGCCCCACGCCAGGTTGCTGTCGACGGGCGGGTAGTACGTCGACCAGTTGTAGGTCTGCCAGCCGTAGTTGTACGCGGCCTTGGCAGCCACCCCGACGGTCATGGTGTGGGGTAGGTGGTGCGCTTGGGGTTGTATTGCGCCCAGGTGTACGTCGACCAGTTGCCGATGTTTGGCCCGCCCCCACCAGGTTGGGTCCCACCGGCGCCTGGCGGGGGCGTGCCGCCGAACTGATAGAAGCGCACGGGCAGCGCCTGCCCGTTGCCCACCGTGCGCGACCCGATCAACTGCACGGCGCCGTCCAGCGCGTACGGGCGCAGGATCAGACCGCTCGAATCGGTCGAGGCAAGCTGGATGTAGAAGATGTACACCTTGCCGCCAGCCGCCTGGGAGGGCGCGACGACGATGCTGTGGTGCAGCGTGGCGCCGCCCTCGTTGACGATCCCGGTGAGCGGCCCGCCGCCAGGGCTGGGCGCGTCGGTGTCCGCGATCCACTGGATAGCCGCCTGGAAGGCCTGGTCCGAGTCGAAGGTGACGGTGAAGGCCGACGCGGAGGGATTGGTCCTGATGTTCGAGACGGTGACGTACAGCGGCGGACCCGCGACCAGCGCCGCCTGCACGACGGGCATGGTCATGCGCTCTGGCTCCCGTTCTCCTCAGGCGGGTCGACGGGCGGGTCGACAGGCGGCTCGACGGGCGGCTCGGGGGGCACAGGTGGGGGTTCGGTGGTCATGCGGATCTGCGGTGTGTTGGGCACGATGTCGGCAGGGTGCTGGCTGTCGACGACCAGGTTGCGGGTACGCACCTGGAACTCGGCGTCGGTCTCGCCGCGCTCGGGCACATGCCGCAGGTCCTGCCCCGAATCCGCTGGTGCGCCCGCTGGGGCGGGCGGGGCGTTGGGGTCGACGTAGCCAGGATCACCTGGCTCCAGAATGATCTCGTTACCTTCCGAATCGGTCTGGGTCACGCGGCGACTCCTTGCAGTGCGAGGGACAGCGCGCCACTGGCGCTCAGCCCCAGCGGGTACGGGCAGTTGGCCAGGAAGTGCCATTGCCCAGGGTTGACACCCTGTGGGATTCGATCATAAAGCAGGACCGGGCCGTCGTGGGAGCCCAGCACCACGGCGTTGATCAGGCCGCCGACGGTGTTCTGCGCGGCGATGACGATGGCGGGCTTGCACAGCCCGTAGCGGTCGTACGAGGTCGGGTTGGGGCGCCAGTGGACGATGATGCCCAGCGCCAGGTAGGGTGTGCCGAAGGGGTCTCCAGGGTCGCCCTTGGGTCCAATCGGGCCTTGCGGCCCAATGGGTCCCTGGATGCCCTGCGGACCTGCGGGACCGACAGGTCCCGTGGGGCCGTCCACGCCTGGCGCACCCGCCGCGCCCGTGGCTCCCGTCGGACCCGCTGGCCCGCGCAGCAGACCGGTGTCGACCCACTGCGTGCCGTTGGAGGTCCACAGGTGGCCCGTGTCGGTGGTGGTGTACGCATCGTTGGCGGGCTGCGGCTGGGCGGGCAGCGCCGAGAAGGTCGGCACGGTGCCCCTGATGTTGAGTCCCAGACCCGCTGGTCCCTGCGCACCCGTGGCGCCTGCTGGCCCCGTGGCGCCCTGCGCGCCGTCGATGCCCGCTGGACCCGTGGGTCCCGCTGGCCCCGCCACGCCCTGCTGCCCCTGCGGACCAGAGGTGCCCTGCGGCCCCTGCGCCCCGGTAGGCCCCGCTGGACCGACGGCCCCGGTGTTGCCGATAGGTCCCTGCGGACCGGTGTTGCCGATTGGCCCCTGCGGACCCGTCGCGCCCGTCGGGCCTGTCGCGCCCGTGTTGCCCGTGGGTCCCTGCGCGCCGACCGAGGCAATCAGCGTCCACGGTGAGACGGGAGGCGCGGTGCCCGCCGTGATGGCCGTGGTGGCCATGTAGCTGGAGCCCTGGTAGGCCACCGCGTCGTACTGGTTGTAGGCGGCGGCGCCCGACCACTGGCCCTTCCAGACCATCGTCGGGCCAGGCGCGCCCGTGGCGCCCGTGTTGCCTATCGGCCCCTGGGGACCCTGCAGACCCTGCGGCCCCTGGGCGCCCGTGGCGCCTGTCGCGCCCTGCGCGCCCGTATTGCCGATGGGTCCCTGGGGGCCAGTGGCGCCCGTCGCGCCTGTCGGGCCAGCCGCTCCGGTAGGTCCTTGCGCACCCGTATTTCCCGTTGCTCCTTGAGCAGCGAGGACCGACCAGTGGGTCGGGTCGGCGGCGGGGTTCGACGCGCCGCTGGATACGGGGCTGATGCAGATGTAGCTGGAGCCCGCGAAGGCGACCGCGTCGGTGGCGGCGTAGCTGTTGGCCGAGGACCACGTCCCGCGCCAGGTCATGGCTACCGGGCCTGTCGGACCGGTGGCCCCGGTAGCTCCCGTGGCGCCTTGCTGAGCGACGACCTGCCACGGCGCGGCGGGAGGCGACGTGCCTGCGGTCGTCGCCGCGCTGGCGATGTACGAGGTGCCCGAGAGGGAGACCACGTCGCCCGCGTTGTAGGCGGTGGCCGCCGAATACGGCCCGGTCCAGTTCATGGTCGGGACCGAGAGGGTGTCGTAAGTGGTGGTTACATCGGTGGTGACGGGCATGGATGCAGGGCCTCAGGCGCGATCTGATCGTAGGCGATGACCTTGAACCGCACAGTTGGGGCAAGGCGGGTGTGCCGCGTCCAGACCATATACGTGCCGAAGAAGTCCCAGTGGCCCGCGCACTGACCCGCGCGCATGTTACCCGTCTGGGCGCACCGGGGCAGCGCGTTCAGCGAGGCGAGCGCGCGTGGATCAAGTCTTGTAGGTGCGCCCATCGAAGACGATGGCCGCGTTGGCCCACATGCGCACCTCCTGCAGCTTGCGCACAGCGAGGGTGCGCTCGGCGGATCTCGGGCAGGAGATCAGGATGGCCTCGTACGCGGCGGTGATGGCGCGCTCGACCTGCTGGTGCCGCCCGACCTGCTCGCCCGTGGAGTCGATGTACTGCATCGGGTTGTCGATGGGCGGGTCGGTGACGTTCTGGCGCGGGCCTTCGTTGGGCGGCGCGCCCGTGGTGTAGTCGGTGTTGCCCTCGGGCGCGTGCGGGTCGGTCATGGGGTTGGTGTTCATCTGCTCCTCCGCGTACGCGGTCTTGCCGTAGTTCCTGGCAAAGATGGGGCCGACGATCCAACTCACGTCGGTGCGCAGCCCAGACGGAGGAGGGCCGTAGGGAGAGACCCAGTATGGGCCGTGCTCGGACATGGGATCTGGGTCACGCGGCGCTCGCTTCCAGCGCCGACCTCACGTCGCGCATGATGCCCAGCCAGAGTTCGGGGTAGGTCACCGCGCAGTGCTTCTCGACAAGCTGCAGGATCTGCTCGGCCACGGTCTGGGCTTCTCGGGAGATCGACTCGGACTTCATCGCCTCGGTGTACTTCTGCAACTGGTTGATGTAGCCGAGTAGCTGGGTGTTGAGCGTGGCGTGCTCCTGGGCCGAGTAGTCCCGACCGGAGGACTCCATCTGGCGCAGCCTGATGCTCAGGCTGGCCACCCGATCCGTGAGCAGGTCGTAGTGCGGCCCGCCCTCGAATTGCTCGTGGAGGTCCGCCAGGATAGCTTCGCGCTCCGCCGACCACCTGGCAGAGGCGTGGAGTTCCAGGCTGGAGCGCCTGACCGTCTCCGCAAGCTCCGAAGCTTGATTGGAGATCTCGAACCACCTGCGGTACGCATCTCGGATTGCGCGTCGAGCTAGCCCGAGTTCCTCGGGCTGCTCGACGGGATCGATGTCGTCGGCCACGCGCTGCGTCTCCTCCCACTCCTCCTGCGCGCGCTGCAGCGCCTGCAGCACGAACTGGAGTCGGATCTCGGGCTGCAGGTTCGGGTCGTCGAGCACAGGGGGGTGGTCAGGCGGCGGCGGTGGTCCCTTACCGTTCCCATTCAAATGGATTACCGGCACTTGTACCAGCATATGGGACCGGAGGCAGAGTGGCAACCTTGACAACTCCGTAACCGGTTTCGTACGCTGTTTGGATGCAGAAAAAGCGGGAAAGGAAGTTCAGTTGAGTGCTACGCCGTAACAGAGAGACAGGCAAGATGGAGCGCCTGGTAGACGAGAAGTGGGTGCCCGTTGAGGAACTGGCAGCCGAGGAAACGGCCTGGTCGGACGTGGACAAGATGTTCCAGGAGATTGACCAGGGCATAGATGCCAGCACGGAAAGGAAGGGGGGTTCGGGGGATGCTGCTGGAGCCGTGGATCAGGGTGCTGGTGCTGGCGGGGATCTGGCTGTTCCTGCTGGTAGTGCTGGCGGTGGGCCTCTCGCGCTGGTGGAGGATCCAGCGCAAGCTGGATCGAATGGATCGGGAGTAACAGAGAAGGAGACCGATGAGTTCATTGACGAGATTCCTGGCCTCACAGTCAGCGACGGGAAAACTGGGCTTCGAGGGGGTCGTGGTGTCCTGCGCAGGCTACGCGAGGGAGCGAAGAAACGCCACACTGGGCCGCAGAAAGCCGACCTGCCAGTCGGTTCTACGGAATCACCCCGGCCTGGCGAGGAAGCCGTCCGGCTTCCGAAGCGAGTCGAAGTGGCGGAATCAGCGGCTCATGCACGCGGTCCAGCCGTGCGCGACACCACCGAGCACCGCCAACTGGCGCGCGGTAGGGGCACAGTTGGGGGTGGCGATAAGGATGCTGCTCAGGGTTCTCGCATCGTATCGAAGCCTGCGCCAGGAATCCTAGGAGATCAGCCGCGCTGGGTCAGGGAGTTGTTCGAGGCGCATTTCCGATCCAGTAGAACGGGCGAGCTACGCAGGAAGCCCAGCGGACCCGAGCGCGAGGTCGACGGGGTGATCGTCACACCGAATCGGATGAAAATGAGCCGTGAGGACTTTGCGATTGGGTGGTTGGTGATGTTGGAAGCTGCTCGCAGAGACCCAGAAATCCTCAGGGCCGCGCCCAGAAAAAACGGGGCGGTAACGGCGTAGGGTGCGTGGGGCGGGGGGCTGCCTATCTTGTCCGCTCAGGGTAACAGCGATTTGCCCAACCACCTCTCTGGAACGGCCCGAACAGGACCCCCGAGTGGGCGCAGCCCACGAGGGGCGGCCTCCCCCCCGTGGCGGCGGAGCCGCCACGGGGGGCGTGGAGGCAGAGGCCTAGCCCTGGGGCTAGGCCGCAGCCTCGTCATGCAGAGCCCTGGCCCTGGCCAGGGTCTCTGCATACGCTGCGTTGCGCGTAGCGCGATCCTGTTGGATCGCGTCTACCGCAGCCAGCGCCTGCTCACGCTTGGGCTCGCTCAGGTACGGCCACAGCGCGCAGAGCGCGCGTTCAGCCGCACCACGCGTGCAGCGCCAGCGCCACTGCGGCTGTTGTCGCGGCGATAGCCGCGACGTGCGCCTGGTGATCGAGCCCGCCTCGACCGCCAGCGCAAAGCGCTGCAGCGGACGCTCGT